AAGTGACGAGGGGCTGGCCGCAGCCAGCCCCGGGGCATCAGCCGCGAGGCTTGATGATGGGCACGGCGGTATCGAGCACCGTCACACCGTGATCCGTGAACTGTTTTTCATCACCGTGGTTGACCGCGAAGCGGATCTTGGACATGCCCAGGACAGCGCCGATCAGCAGTTCCAGCTTGTCGCCGTGGTCCATTTCCTTCTCCGACCAGAAGAAGGGCACGCCGCTGTGGTCCGAGCGGCCGAAGGCCTGGCCCAGCGCCTGGCCACCCAGCAGGATGGCTCGGTCCACCGCGAACTTGTCGGTGAACGATGCAGGCACCACCACCGACGATTCCTGCTCACTGGTGTAGCTTGCGCAGTAGCGCAGCTCGTCGCCAGCGTAGAAGCGGATGGCCTTGGGCATCTTGATGATCAGGATGCCATTCCACAGACCTGCTTCGCCCAGGAACAGTGGATGGTCCTTGGCCAGCCGCGCGCGTGCCATGGCGTTGCCCTGGAACGCGCGGAAGTTCGGGTCCGTGGCGAAGCCGCTGTACTGGGCCGGAGATGCCAGCAGCACGCGGATGGGGCTGTCCGTGGCGGCCAAGTCCTCATCGAACTCGACGGGCGGGGGCGGCAGCGGGATCTGGTCCATCCACGAGCGTACGGCATCCACCACGTCCATGCTCAGCGTGTCCGAGCTGGCGATCACCAACTCGCCCGCGTTGGCCTTGACTTCGCCCACGGCGCCCGCGCCGGCCACGAGGTGGCGATTGCGTGTCGGGGCCTTCACCCGGTTCACCATGATCTCGGAGAACTTGGGGTGCGATGCCAGCGGCACGCGCCATTCGATCAGGTGGTCGTTGAAGCCGCGCGCGCCGGCCAGGTGGACCAACGTCGAATGCTCGATGTAGTCATCCATCAGGCGCTGGGCCTTGGGGCGGCCGAACTTGCGCAGGTCGTATGGCGTGCGGATGCGCGACATCTGATCGCCCATGTCGACTGGAAAGCGCGCCTGGTTCACACGGAACCGCGCGTTCTCGTAGCTCGTGCCCACGCCCTTGCCCTCGGCAAACTCGCTGCCCATGATGGGGTAGCTGCCGATGGGCTGGTCAAGCTGGAACTCGACCTCGTCGCCCTTGCCTTTACCCAGATCCTCGGCACGCACGATGGGCATCGTGGGCTTGGTCTGGCGCTTGGTGCCGGCCACGGCATCCGCCTCAGTCGGCATCTTGCCAGTCAGGCGGTTCAGCGTTGTGCGTCGCTGCATGCAGGTGTGGAACACGCCCACGGCCTGCTGAATCATGGTCCCTGGGTGACCATAGGGGGTGATGGTCTTGGTGGTGGACACGATGGACCTCCTTTACATCTGTTTGTTAAGCCAGGCGGTGATCTGCTCGGGCGTCTTGCCCTCCATTGCGTAATGCAGATCCACGCCACTCAGTTCGGCCATCCGCTCATCCGGCGACAGACCATCCACGCGCCCGCCAGGAATGCTGGAGAGACTCGAGGGAGGGCCGGCCCGCACGGCTTCAGTGGCGGCCTTTGCTGCGGCTTTAGGGTCCGCAGCGGGTTGAGACGAGGGTTTCTCGGTCGCCGCCTTGTAGGCGTCGAACACCTCCACGATTTCGGCGGACGTACCGCCGGTCTTCGGGTCGAACAGGCCCCAATAGGCGTTGCGGACCACGCTGGGTTGCGAGTCCACCCACGCCTTGAACTCAGCGCTCTCGACGATGGAGTCCGCGTTGGGGTGCGCCGTGTAGATGGCGTCCAAATGGGCATCGGAGGAGGACTTGGACTGCTGCTCGCGCAGCGGCTGCAATTCCTTCTTCAGTTCCTGCTGCAGTTCCGCGCGCAGCTCATTGCGGAGCTGTTCACGGGACTGCTGGTGGAGCTTGAGCAGCCCATCCCGCAGGCCGGCTTCGGAGAAGTCGCCGAAAAGGTCTGCGTCCGCGCCCGCCTCGATGGCCGCTTGCACTTCGGCGGCCATGGTGTCGGTCTTGGTCGGGGCCTGTCCGGCGTCTGCCCGCGCCTGGGCTTCGGCCTGCAGGGCGGCCAGCTGCTGCTGGGCGTTGTCAGCGGTGGCCTGGGCCTCATCACGCTGCTTGCGGATCTTCAGCACCTCGTCAAAGGAGATGGTGTGTTTGCCGTCCCGCGCCAGGACCACGGTGTTGTCCGCGGTCTGTTCGGCTTCAGAAACGACCTTTGCGCCATCAGTGCCGCCCGCAGCAGGTGCAGCCTGCTGTTCGCTTGTGGTGCCAGCTTCGGTGGCGCCTTTGTCATCCGGTGCAGCGGTGGTCGCGGGCGCGCCACCAGTTTCCGGCTTGTCGCCGGTATCGCCCGATTCCGCCAGTGCCAATGCCTGGGCGGCCTGCTCCGGCGTCAGTGCGCCGTCGATAGTGCTGTAGAAACTCTCGTTTGATGTCGTCATGCCTGTCCCGCCACATATCGCCGTGGCCGCAAAGGGCCAGCAATCCGGTGCGGCACCTGGGCGCCGCGCCATCTGCTCTTGAATCCGCAGCACCGAAGCGCCGCGGCCTTCGCCACGGCGGCATGCGCCATGGCTTGCAGGCAGTGTCAAAAAGCGCGCGAGGAAAGACCAACCCTAGACAGAGCGGCAAGAAAAAGCCGCCCGAAGGCGGCTGGAATAGAACTGCTGGCGGTCAGGCGCCAGGCGGCAAGTTGTCGCCATCGGTGGGCGTCTCGATCCCCTGCATGCCGCGCGCCGGCTCCTGCGGGATGGGCGGGAATGCAGGGCTGGTGCTCTCGCGCACCTGGTCGGTGTCGTCGGCCGCGCCCGGCCCGCCCGGCCGCGGCGCGGGGCCGCCGGCCGCCACACCCGGCACCGGAAAGTCCGGATCGTCGCCCCCTGGGTTCGGCTTCTGGTAGCCGGCTCCGGTCATGATCGCATCAGCGATGGGCGCGATGGCCGGATTCATCGCGACCTGGGCGCCGCCCTGCATCGCCGAGAAGGCGGCCTGCACGCCCACCTGCACGGCGTCGGCCATCACCTTCTTGATCTGGGCATCCGTCAGACGCTCCTTCATCTCCAGCTCGCGCGCCTTGAGGTCGTGCCCGGCCTTGGCCAGGGCTGCCTGCACCTCCTGCTGAATGCGCTGCTCAACCTGCTCGGGAGATTCCTGAGCGGCAGCAGCCTTCAACGCATCCACCAGCTGCCGCTTGAACGGCACATCCATCAGGCTGGCCATCATCGGCATGGTGACGGCTTGGAACTGGGGCGGCATGGACTTGACCACCTCGCTCATTGTGCTCAGCTGCTGCGCCCGGAATGTGCTGCTGCTGGGCACGTCCTCCAGGCCCACCAGAAGGCGGGTGCGCTGCAGGTCGTTGGACAGATAGGGGATGCCTGTTACCGGATCTTCCTCGGGCTTGTTGATGGTCACAGCCCGGTCTGCCGTGATGGCATCGCCCTCGATGATGATCGTCTGCTCATCCTGGCCCAGGTCCTGAACGATCATGCTCATCAGCAGCTCGCCCACCATGGTGCGGCTGGTCTTGAAGTTGCCGATCATGTACGCCAGCGACTGATTGGCCTGCTCTACCTGGGTCTGCTCCTGCACGCCACTGGTGGCAGTGCCGCGCCGCCCCGAGAAAGCCCCGGCAGCCGCCGGGTTCACGCGCTCGATCGCGCGCCGGGCGTTCTCCAGCTGCTCAAGCTGCTGCGCCGTGGCCTGAAAGTCCCGTTCGACCTTGAATCGCGCGCCGTTCTGCTGCATGTGCGCGGCGTTCAGCACGATGTCGGCATCCGGGCGGCCAATGGTGCGCCGGAACTGGTCATCAGTCATGTCCACTGCGCCCTTGGTGCGCTCGGTCCGGAACGCGCCCATGCCCCAGCGAAGCCGCGAGTTCCCGTTGTTCAACGTGTCCTGCATGTCCAGCAGGTTGCGGATGTAGCCATAGGGCACGTTGGTGCTGTCTTCCCTGAATCCCCAGAAAGGCACGTATGGGAAGTGGCGGTGGGCATAGGGCGTGGGCCCGTCGAACAGGACATGCGGGCCCAGCCAGTAGCTGCGGCGGATCTTGGCCACCGTGGCGCGCATGGACTTCGCGGCCTTGTTGACCAGGGCATAGACATGGGCCGGGTTGTTCTCGTCGTACTCGACCACGCGCCCGTCCGGGCTCTTGAGCACCACAACGTCAGACCAGCGGCGGTACCAAAGCTCGGTCAGGCAAACCTCTTTGCTGACGGGGTTGTGCCAACGGTCCTCCATGGTGGTCCATTCCCGAGCCACGTTCCAGGCCCGCGACAGGCCCGTGCTCGCGCCCGCGTCCATGGTGTCGTACCCGCTCCACCAGTTGACGCCCGCGCGCCCGAACTGACGCACAAGCTCCTTGTGCTCCGGGAAGACGCGCGCGATGCGAGAAGGATGCATCCAGCGCTGGCGCCGCAGCCAACGCGCATCGCTGAGGTCGGGCTTGATGGAAGACCAGTCCCAATGGATCTCATTGCGGTGAATGGCCAGGCACTGGTAGGGGTAGCCAAAGGGATCATCGGACCGGCTGACCTCAGCCCAGCCAATGCCCACGCCAATCTGGGGGTAGAAGGCATCGCTGCAGGCGTCGTCTGCCTTGGCATTGCGCTCAGCCTCGTTCAACTTGAAGTTGATGGCGTCGGCCACATCCTGGCCGCCCGGCTGGCCATTCGGGGTCACGCGCCAGTCCGTCCGTGTGGACTTCTCGTAGCCCCGGATCCCCTCCAGGCTGCCCGCGATCAGGTTCTCGCGCACGACTGGTATGCCCTGGGACTTCATGTGCCGAATCAGCTCCGTCTCCAGCTGGTTGCCGTCGGCATAGTCCATCTCACGGTCGGCCGTGCGGCGCCAGGCCCGGGGCTGGGCATCTATCTCTTCGTGAATGGACCGATATTCGGCAAGGGTCAGGGGCACATCGCCGTCGGGCGTGTCCACGGGGTCAATTTCTGCGTAGTTCTGGGCGGTGCTCATGGTGTCGTCCTCAGTAATAGACCGGGGCTGGCGCCTCTTGGTATTCGCCGATGGCGGCATTCGTCATCAGATCCACTGCCTGGCCGATGTAGCGGAACATGTCCGCGCCGTGGCTGAACTCGTCATGCATGGGGCCCATGGGCTCGTCCGTCTTCTGGTGGATGTCCCGCCGATACCGCCGCAGGCACTCGATCAGCCGCGCGGTCTTGGTCTCGTCGAAATAGCAGCGGGGGAAGATCATTCGCGCGCCCTTGATGCCCTCTTCCACGTTCATCGCGCTCAGCACCACAACGCTGCGCCGTCCCATGGCCGTGAGCTGCTGCTGAGTGCTCTTGCCGGTCTGGAAGTTCTTGGTGCGGCCGTCGTGCGGCAGAAAGTCAGTGCCCCAACGGAACGAGCGCTTCTCGATCTGGGCCACATACCAGTCCAGGGTCCGATGGCTGTCCTCGATGTAGTCGATGACACGCAGGTCCTGCGGCCCGCGCTGCACAAAGCCAATGGTCATGGCGTCATTCCAGCCCAGGTCCCAGATCGTGTGCACCGGCAAAGTCGGGTCGTACGGCACGGGGCAGATCCGCTTTTGCTCGTACAGGGCCTCGATCTCGTGACGGTAGATGGACCCCGCCGACACGCGGCGCGGCTTCCCTTCCCAGATATGGGGGTAGTCTTCGGGATTGGTGGCTCTGTACTTGCGGCGCTCCTGGTCCAGTACAGCCGGAAACCATGGGTTGTCGCGCCAGTTGATCTCGCAGACCCAGGTGTCCGGGCTGGGCTTGTCGATGAAACGGACATAGGTCTCGTCCGTGTCCATGTCCGGATTCAGGGTCATCCAGATCTCGGAGCCCTCCTTGCGAATGGTCGGAATCAGCACATCCCAGGACTTCTTGCTCACGCCGTGGGCTTCTTCCACCCACACGAGATCCACGCCCTCAAAGGACTTGATCGAGTCCACGGTGTGGCTCTGCAGGCCGGTGAACAGGAACAGCGAGCCGTTGGCGCCGCGAATCTCGGTATCGAGCACTTCGAAGAAGGACTCCAGTCCCATTCGAACAATGGCATCCTTCAACAGGCGGTGCACCGAATCGCGCATCGACTTCTGGACTTCGCGCGCGCACAGCACACGCAGAGGCCTGTCTGCCGCCATAACCAGCAGCACCGAAGCCACGGACCAAGACTTGGCGCCGCCCCGGCCGCCGTGCATCACCTTGTAGCGGCGAGGCAGCCAGATGTCACGGAGCTTCTCGGGCAACTGCAGGAGCGCATGCGGGGCATCAATCATCGCCGTCCTCCTGCCGCACAGGCGGCTTCACGAACTCCACGGTGACACGAGGAGGAGCGCCATCGCCATTGGGCCCTTGCCCAGGCCCTGTCTTCGGGTCCATGCCGAATGCCTGCCGCTCCATGTCCACCAGGATGCGCAGGGACTCGGCCAGGGTCTTCATGGACTTGCCACGCTCAGGCAGGCTGATGACCTTCATGTACAGGTCATTGAGCTTGTCCTGGCCGTTGTCGTCGGGCTGGCGCATCAGCTCGCCCAGTTCCTCGAGGAGTGCAACGTTCTCGGCACCGACCATCCGCTCCAGTTCATCCATCAGGCAGTTTGTGACCCGCCGTGCACGATGGATGTCGCGGCGATGGGCCAGGCGGATGTCGGCCACAGCCTGGGCGTTGGCATCGATGACGGCGCGTTCCCGAAGCTTGGTATCCATGGATACCTGGCTGGATACCGCCTCCCTGGATACCAAGGCATCAGCCTTGGCCTGGATCTTTACACCCAGGTCGCGCTCCCATCCATCACGCTTGGCGCGCTTGTTGATAGCACCATGGGTGATGCCGTTCTCGTCGGCGATCTGGCGGAGGGTCTTGATGCCGGCCCGGTAATCCAGCTCGATACGCTCCCAGTCGGCCGGGGCGCTGGTCGCCGCGCGGCTGGCAGGCGACGCAGCGCCTGCGGCCGATTTCGCAGCCGTAGGCTTCTTGGGTAGAGGTTTCTTTGGAGGCTCGGACTTGCCGGCAGGACGTTGGGCCATGGCCGGAAGTGTTCCGGCATGGCCTAGGGCCGTCGAACCCTAGCCGGGGTGACGCATCACCCCAACGGCTACCTGCCGAAATTCAGACCAGCAGCTGGTCCTGCATCAGCAGATCGCCCTGGCGCGGGTCAGCCTTGCGCTGGACCTTCAGCGCTTCCACCTTGCGCTCAAGCGCTCTCCGTTTTGCCACCTCCTCCAGCAGTTGGTCCTGCAGCTCAGTGACGCGCGCCAGGGCCGTGTGCTCGAGCGCGATGCCGGCATAGGCTTGGCCCACCATCCCGCCTTCGGTCCTGCTGAAGTGGACTACATGCTCTCCGATTTCCAGGATGGATCGCCCATCGGTCAGGTGCGTGACCGTCACAGCGCGCGCTGGACCATGCTGGTGCACAGGGCGATAGCACTGCTTCACCGCCGAAATCATCCCCTCGCCGCGCAGCACCTTGATGCGGTCGTCCACGGTGGTGAGGTTCAGGCCCGTCATCTTGTGGATGCGGTCGCGCGTGGGCTCTTCCCCGGCCTCATGCAGCTGGCGGATCGCTTCGTAGACCTGCGTTAGCGTGGGTACGGCCTCGACCGCGCCAGTGTCCGGATTGCCGCCGGCTGTCTTGTGGATGGTGCTGGTGGTGGCTTGGTTCATGCGGTTTCACTCCAGAGGGGCAGGCGTTTTGGCCATTGGCCGGATTCGAGGATGGTGTGGCGGGTGATGCGGCCCCATTCGAGGCCGTAGTCCCGATGGGCTTCGCGGCCGCCATCAACAAGGCGGTATTGGTCGTATGGGATGTGACAGCCTTCAATGCCTGGGCGAGCGCAGCAGAGCGGGAAGCCTGTGCGGTCATCTGTCTTCAGGCCCATGCCCTTGCCGAGGTTCAGGTGCGCGTGCTGGGAGAACCCGCAGACGCCGCACCACATGCACGGGAGCGCGGCGACGGCGCGGCGGTAGGCCTCGCATTCGAGAAGCTCAGCCTTGGGCACGACCAAGCCCGTGCTGGCCGCGCCCATCACTACGACGCTGGCGCACACCATGCCGGCAGTCGCGCGGGCACTGTCCATGGCGCGGGCCGCGCGCTGCGCCAGAAGGTCCTCGCGGTCCTCAACCTGGGCGGCGGATGGCAGCCGGCGGCCAAAGCTGCGGCGGGGCCAGGTGCTCCGGTTCTGGATCATCGGATGTCGCCCTCCAGGCCCACATCCACGAGGAAGCCGTGGTCGCCCATCACGCAGACGCGCGTCGGGCCGTACTGCTCCAGACGGCAGCAGCGGTTTTCCGACCAGACGGAGAAGCGGTAGCGGCCCAGGGCATCGGGGCCTTCGATGCGCTCACGCATCGCGGCGCCCCGCCACAGGGGCGGGTGTTGGGACGCGGCGCGCACGGGGCCACGCTGGCCACGGCGCGGAAGGTCTGGGCGGAAATCAAGCATGTGCACCGCCCTCCCCTGCGCAGGCGTCGAAGTCCTGCACCTCCATGCCCAGGTCCAGGGCCAAGCCGTGCTCCACGCGCGCGCCCTTGGAGCCGCGCCAGCCGGGCAGCATGTAGACCGCATCGCACTTGCACAGCTGCGGCAGAGCCAAGCGCATGTAGCCGGCCCAGCTGCCGCACGCTGGCGCGGGGTTCTCGGCCGGGTTCTCGACGTGGTGGCCCTGGGCGCGCAGCGTGGCGGCGGCTCGGTTGAAGGCCGGGTAGTTGAAGTCGGGCAGGCCTGTCATCGGGCCGGCGATGTAGATGCGCTTCATGGCCGTGCCCTCCGGAAGGACCACGCGATCATGGCGGCGTCACGCTGGTGCTGATTGCTGCGGCCGGCCCAGCCGGTCAGGCGGCTGAAGGTGGCGGCATCGATCTTGGCGCCGTGGGCGCCGCCGGCCTTCGCGCTGGGCGGCATGCCGTGGCATGGGATGCCCAGCGCCGCGCACAGGCCAACGATGAGCTTGCACCAGGCGTCGATCTCGCCGACGTTGCGGGCGATCTTCTTGCGGGCACCGTCGCTGCCGTTGGCTGTCCAGGTGCGGCGCGCGGCGCGGCTATCTTCGAAGATGACCAGCGTGGGCCGGCGCTCCTGCAGCACCAGGGCAATTTCTGCGGGCTCAATTTCCTCCAGCCCCTGCAGCTGGCCGTCTACGATCCAGGCCAGGCCCGTGTGTTTGCCCGGGTCCATGCCCAGCACCGTGATCGGGCCCTGGTGCCCAGCCGGCACCGTCACGCGCGGGGCGGCGGGCGCCATGCGAGCGCCTGCAGCTGCTGCACCACCTGCTGCTCGATGTCCACGAACAGCCGGGACTCGTCCCTGTCCAGCTCCCTGGCCCTGGCCTTGACGTACTCCCACCACCCGGGTTGCTGGGCCAGCTTGACGAGGTGCGCCACGGCTTCCCCGCTGAGATTGATTTGGTGTTGCTGCCATTGGTGTTCAGACGACGATGAATTCATGGGTGTCGCTGCCGTGGCTGTTGACCAGCAGCTCGCGCAGACGGCGTTCGGTGGCGCGGTGCGCGCGGATGAAGGTGCGGGCCGGGATCACCTCCAGCACCTGGCCGTAGGCCTCGCCGAACTCGACCAGGTGGCCCAGTTGCACTGCGTTCAGGCGCATCTCCTGGCCATGGCCGTGCTTGCGGCCCAGGTCAACCACGGCGGCCACCGCATCGGCAAACAGGCTCTGGGCCTCGGGCTCGGTGAAAACGCCCATGCCCAGCAGCGTTTCGGACAGGTTCGCGGCGTCGGCCAGGTCGCGCCAGTGCTGCACCGTCGGAACGGCGTAGCCCACGGCATGCACTGCGGCCAGGACTGCAGCAGCCATGGGTTCGCGCTTGCGCTGGTGCAGCGGCTGCCGTTCGCTCGCAGACAGCTCCTGCGCGAGCGAGTAGGCATAGGGCAGCGCCAGGTAGGCACGGGTAGCGGCCGGATGGATGGCGCTCATGGCTGGCTCCCCTGCTGGTGCTGCGCCACGGCGGCGGCTGTGCGGCGCTTGGCCTGCCCCACGCGCATCCGGCCTGCGCGGGCCTGGACCTGCACGGGCGTGAAGCGCGAGGCCTTGAGCGCAAATGCTTCGCGCAGGGTGGCCAGCTTGGACAGCACCTCACGCTTCGGGCCGCTGGGCATGGATTCGGGTGCCGGCAGCGCCAGGGCGGCGCGCGGTGCCGGCAGCTGCAGCTGTTCGCGCAGGTCATCAGTCAGGTCCTCCAGCCCGCCCGGCAGTCGGCCCGCCGTGATGGCTTCCTGCACGGCGCGCGTCCGGGCTTCGGGGTCGTGGCCAAGGCTGACCTGCACCACAGGGCGGCGACGCAGGGCACGGGCCTCGCCCGTGATCCGGCCGTAGGCCTCGATGAAGGCCTGCCGGGCGCCGAACTTGTCGCCAGCATCCAGCAGCGGCGCGGCCACGGCCCAGGCCTGGGCGATCTCATCGGTCCACACCACGGTGGCCTGCTGGTCAGCACTGGTCAGCGCCAGGCCATAGGCTTCGGCGGGCAGCATGCGGCCCATGGCGTGGTCCACGTACTGCAGCACGGTGCCAGTCAGGATCGGGCCGCGATGCTCGGCGCGGATGCGGGCCAGGGCCAGGCGCAGCACAGGCTTGTCGATGTGGGCGAGGTCTTCCGCCAGCAGCAGCAGTGCAGCAGGCCGGACCTGCTGGCCGCTCAGCTCCATCGTGGCGCCAAGTTCCTCCAGCAGCCAGTCGGTGTCGTGGTGGTCAGACATCGATCACCTCCCCCTCGCCTTGCCCGGCGCCCGGTGCCGCAGCCTGGGCAGAGCCTGCACGCTCACGCATCAGCCGCTTGGCTTCCTCGATGGCGCCCGCGTTCGCGCTCGTCTGGTCGGCCTGGCGGGCCTGCGTGCTGGTCATGCCTACGCCGGTCTGGCACTGCGTCGCCCACTTCTCAGCGTTCTGCTGCAGCAGGCGGACAGGGTGCATCTCCCGGACGATGAAGTCCTCCTGCACGCGGCGCACGTAGTGCACGGCAATGCGGGGGGCGATCTCGGCGCCGACGCGGTCGATGAAGTTGCAGATCTGGCCGCCCACGGTCTGGTTCCAGACGGGCCAGCTGCGGTACCGGCCCTCGTAGGCAATGGCGTAGGCGATCCAGGTCTTGTGGGACTTGGTGTCGGGGCCGGGGTAGCGCAGCTCTGCAGGGATCTCGTGGATTGTCCCGTTGGGGGCTGTGACACGCATCGGCTCAGCAGCAGCGTGGGGGGCTTCAGCCCCCGTCGCAATACTCTCTGCTGTAGTCTCTGAAGTAGTCTCTGTTGTAGTCTTACTTAGTTTAGATTGCGGGTTTCCTGCAGACCTGTTTGCAGCTTTCCCGCGAACCTGTTTGCGGGATTTCTGCGAACCTGCTTGCGGGGTTCCCGCATCCTTGATTGCAGGATTCCTGCAATCTTGTTTGCAGGGGGTCTCCAGGCCCTCCAACTGGCTCACCAGCGCATCGATGCTGACCCGGAAATACAGCTTGGCGGGGATGCCGCGGCGGGCCTCCTCCATGAGCCCCAGCGACAGCAGCTTCTTGCGGGCGGTCTCCTGCTCAGTGCGGCTGAGGCCTGTTTCATCCTCCCATTCCACCTGTGTCTTGAAGAACCAGCCGTCGTCGTCGGATCCACGGTTGGCCCAGTACACGGCCTGGGAGAGCATCAGCGCGCCAGTGATGCCGGCGCCAAGGTGCACAAAGGAACGCTGGAAGGCGATGGGCCGGTCCAGCATGGAAGCGAGGTTCATGCACGCTCCCCTTGCGCCAAGCGGGCTTGGTGCTGGCCCCACAGGCCGGCAATCCAATTCACGCCCTTGGGTGTGAACTTCGTGGCGTTGAAGGCGTGATCGTTGACATGGGCCACGCCCGTCTTCACGACAAAGCGGCCAGCATCGATGTGGCACTGGTGCGCAGTCCATTCGCCGCCCAGGCGGTACATGATCTTTTCGTCCTGCAGCCACGCGCGGAACTCGTGCTCGTTCGCGCCCAGCAGCTTGGCCACCTGCCGGAAGCCCTTCGCGCCGTTGGCGGCCACGTAGCGGTCCACGTACTCGGCCTTGGGCGCGGCCAGGGCCAGCGCCTCGGCCGTGCGCAGCTCGGATTCCTTGGCATCAGCCCAGGCGCGCGCAGCGGCCACAGGGTTGGAGAAATCAGGCAGCGCCGGGGCGGCCTGGGCCTCCAGCTCCTGCCAGCGGTCCACCAGTCGCGCGGTGAATTCGGGAGACAGCTGCGCCACCACGATATAGCTGTCGCGCTTGCACAGTTGGTAGACGCTCACGGTCTGGCCAAGATGGTTCCGGACTTCCTGCAACGCAGGGAGTTGGATCACGCCGCGCGCGCCCAGGCGCTCGATGGAGGTCTTCACGTTGTCGTGGCGGGACTCCACCAGCGCGGCGATTTCTTCGCTGCTCATGGTCAGCACGGCGGCGGAAATTGCAGTGATCGCGTTCATCGGGCAGGCCCTCCGAATTCGGGGGCCCCAAAGGGTCCTATGAGCGACTGCAGCCGGCTGGCAGACTGCTCCTCATGCATCAACTTCTCAGCCACCATCTGCCGATAGCTGCGCTCCCAGGTCATCACATAGATGGCATCGCGCAGCACCGTGGAGGTGTCCGTGCCCTTCAGCACGCAGTTGCGGCGGAACTGCTCGGCAGTGGACTCGTCCACCTTGGTCTTGAGCTGGATGTCCAGCTTGCCCAATGGGCCGGCAATGCCGCGCGCGAACATCGGCGCGCCAGCCTCTTCGTCCAGTTGGCCCTGGACACGCGCCAGTACGCGCTCGGCCTGGTCGTAGTCCAGGTTGGTCAGGGCCGCCTGGATCGCCTTGACTACGGCCGCTTCCGCGCGGCTCAAAGTTTCGTGGGTGTCACGCATGCGGGACTACTCCTGGGGTTGATTCTGGGAAAAGGTGCCCGCCGCCTCCCGGGGCAGAATGGAAGTTCCTACACAGCCATTCCAGAGAGGGGCGGACGAAAATGCTTTCTGAGCTTTCACAACTCATCCCCGTCGGTGGGGCGATCAAGAACATCGCGACCGCGCTTGTCCAAGAACGAGACCGCGAGAAACTTGCGGCCCTCAAGCTCGAGCTCACGGACAAAATCCTTGACCTCCAGACCAAGCTCCTTGAGGTACACGGCGCCGTCGTCTTGGAAGGTGAAAACCTGCGTCTCGCTAAGGAGCGCATCCGCGAGCTGGAAAGCAACGAGAGGGAAAAATCCCGCTACGAGCTTGCAGAACTTGGCGCCATCGGGAATGTCTTCGCGTATCGCCTGCGTCCGAAAAGCGAACTCACGGAACGACAGACCGAGCCCCCGCACTTCGTGTGCCAACCTTGCTTCGACAGCGGCAAGAAGGCGGTTTTGCTCATCAACACCGGCGAGGCCTTCTGCCCCTGTTGCCAACTCCGGGTCGCCCTGCAGGCTGGCAAGGGAAGAGCGCGCCTCAGCGCAGGTATCGGCTGAGGGCGGAACAGCCGCCCGTGCTGGCGCGACGTACGCTGCTTGCTTCCAACGGTGCGAGGCAATCGACTCGGCAGCCCCAGAATCGCCATCTCCTGTGTCGGCCAAGTCGGCGATCGATCGCTGGGCAGCAGTCAACGCCTGCCGGGCCAGCAGTTCGGCTTTGGCGCGCGCCTCAGCGTCTGCCTCGATGCGGTCCAGCGTCGCCGTGCTCGCCTTGAGCAGCCGCCCGCTTCGAGCAATGGACATCCGCTTCTGGAACGGCAGAGGGCCTGGCCGCTTGGACTTGCGGGGGCTATGCATGGCCTTGCTCCTGGGCGGCAGGCTGCGCAAGCTCAGGCCAGATGTCCTGCCAGTCGTTGGGACGAAGGTCTCGGCGTGAGACAGCTCCTTGCGTAGCCAACTCGATAGCCACAGCCGATTTCTCTGGCACAACGCGCTTTCCTGAGGCCCAGCGGGACACATCAGGACGGTGCGCACCGATCAGGTCAGCAAGTTCGCCGACCGACCCACGCCCCTTTTTGGAGATGTACTCATGGAGGTTCATGAGCAAATTATTAGCGACACGCTACACATCGTCAATAGCGCCTCGCGCTTTGCCAAAAGTAGCGTTTTGCTAAACCATCGCCCGATGGATCCGATCGAAGTGACACGCCGCCGACGCCTTGCCATCCTTGTTGATGAAGCTGGGTCTCAGGCCGCGCTCGCTGAAAAAATAGGCAAGGCCCCAGCCCAGATTAGTCAGTGGATACGTGCATTGCCGGATTCGAAAACAGGGAAGCCTCGCTCAATGAGCAAGGAGGCTGCACGCGAAGTCGAGGCGCGCGTAGGAAGACCTTCTGGCTGGATGGACCAACCGATTTCACAGGATGCGGCGCTGATGGAGATGGCTGCTGCTTCCCACCCATCTATACCGTTCTGGCATGCGCCCGATGCAGTTCGAGTCCCTCTGTTGGCCAACTGTGCCAGCATGGGACCTGGTGAGGCGTTGCTAGAGTCCGACGTGATCGTTGGAGACCTCGCCTTGTCACCACATTGGATTAATCAGCACATCCGCCCGCAGAACCCCTGCGAGCTTCGGTTTATTCATGCTTATGGCGACAGCATGGCACCTACGTTCACCGACGGGGATGTACTCCTAGTCGACACTGGGCCGGGAGCCAAGGACCCGCACTCTCGGGAAGGCGTTTATGTACTCCAGGTCGGAGACAAGAATTACGTTAAGCGCGTGAGTCCGACGTTTGATGGAAAACTACAGGTCACAAGCGACAACCCGAGCTCAAAGATTGTCCAGATATTGAATGGCGACCACCAAGTTGTCGTTGTGGGACGCGTTGTATGGGCTTGGAATGGCAGGCGTCTATGATCACTTCTCCAACACATGGAGAGGATCATGCAGAGAACCAGTTCACGCAAGATAGGCGCCGTTTTACTCACAGCATCCACCACAGCCCATGCGGACCGTTACGGTGTTGATGAATCAATGTCGAGCAGCGAAACACCATTCACTGACTTTGTTTGGGGCGCTCTAATTATTGGTGTCATCTATCTCATCTGGAAAAAGTTCTTCGGCTGAGGGTTGCACGACTTCACGGTACAACTTACTGCACTGAAGCTACTTCTGAGTTGCCATCTTCTGATGCTGGCGAGCAACAAACAACGCAACCCCGTTCTGCTCATGCTGACGCCTCTGCCCGCCTTAAGCGGGCTTTTTCATGGCCGTCACGCGACAGGCTGACGCGACAGACTAAATAACTGTACAAAACCACAGCACCCCTGCATACTAGAACTGTGTTTTTACCCAGTCCCAAGGATGCACATGACCACTACCGCCCTCAGCTCGTTCCGCGTCACCCTACAAGACTGCGATGGCATCGAGCACGACATCAAGGCCAAGGCGGAAGCCCGCTTCACCAAGGTGATTGAGCGAAGCTTCCCAAACCAGGAGGCCATGGCCCGGGCCTACAAGCTCTTCAACGATGCGGCCGAGGGCGGCGTGATAAGTAAAGCTGATGAAAAAACAGCGACTTCCTGGCTGAAGGCCGCAGAAGCGGCTCATCAAGCCGGGCTGCAGGGCATTGCTGTAGAAGAGGCATTCTTCGAAGTTCGATTTGCCTGACCTATACGCCTGCGCATGGACCGCCCCCTGCTTCCAAGCGCGCAATCAACGACGTCAGTAACTCAAAAAATTAGCGATGCGCTATTGACTTAAATAGTAGCGATGCGCTAATCTTCGTTCAACGCCTCAGCCACTGCACATGCGGACCGGCCGGGAAGTTGGGCACCACGGCATCGACCGGGCAAGCCCCGGTCTTTCACAAGTTGCAGCCGATGCTTGCCCCACCTGCGGGGCTTTCCGGCACACGCACCAGCGGGCATGGGCCGCTGCTCTGCTCTGGCAGTCCTGCCAGGCCACAGTCCGCCAAAGCGCGGTAGACGGGCAGTTTGGTGAGGCAAACAGGATTGCCAAGATCAGAAACATGTTGAGGTTTACAGGGACACCAAGAACAGCAAGCCCTGCGCGAAAGCGCTGACAGCTCGGAAAGCACGAGCAACACCCATCCCGGACCAAATCCGGGAAAAAAACGCAGCGTCTTGTCACCAGGGCGCTGCGTTTTTTTATGGCGAATCGGGGCGCCTTCTCCCCGCTCTCAAAGGAAAACCATGTCCGAGACCCAAGCGCAACTGGCCAAGCTGTCCGAGTTCGATTTCATCGTCGTTGTGGATGCCAGCGGCTCGATGACCACGGATGACGTGAAGGGCCGCACTCGCTGGCAGGCCGTGCAGGAAACCGCAGAGCAGTTCACCCGTGATCTGGCCAAGCTGGACAGTGATGGCATCGGCCTGGTGGTGTTCAACGGCCAGGCCGTCGATTCGTTCGATGGCGTGGACGCAGGCAAGCTGGCCGAAGTGTTCGCGGCGCGCTCGCCCCGCAGCTCCACCCCGCTGGCCGAGGCCCTGACAGCCGCACTCAAGCTGGCCGGCAAGTCCGACAAGAAGGATTTCATCATCGTCTTCACGGACGGTGTGCCCGACGACAAGACCGCAGCGGCCAAAGTTATCGTGGATGCCTCCAACAAGCTGCAGAGCGACGACGAACTGACCATCCTGTTCGTGCAGGTGGGCCACGACCGCGCCGCAACCGACTACCTGCGCGAGCTGGACGACAACCTCAAGGGCGCCAAGTTCGACATCGTGGACGCCAAGACCGTGGCCGAAGCCGAGTCCTTTGCCAGCACCGCCGACCTGGTGCTGGCCGCCATCGACGGCTGATCATGGTCGATCTCATCCTGCTGGCGTTCTGCGTCGGCATGTTCGCCGCCGGCTTCTGGGCCGGCGCAAAGTTCAAGCGGCCCTCTGAAATGCTCAAGGCCGCGAAGGACTGGCTCAAGTAGAGCCGCATCAACGCCCGCCCCGAGCGTCATCGGGGCAAAACAAAAGAGGCTTCTCGATACGGGAGGCCTCTTTTGTTTCCGCCACCACCACAGGAGAGACCACCGTGACCGTTTCCGCAAGCACAGGCCTGCGCCACGCACAGGCCGCCCAATCCGCCATCGCTACAGCAGGCCTGGGAGCCATCTATGAGGGTACCCCGGCAACCGGCATTCCCGTCAGCCCGGTAGATGCGGCCATCAGCCAAGTCTCCGTAAATGTGCGCGACCTGCAGGCAACCATCCAACGCCTGCGCGCACGGCTGGAGCCGGTGCTCATGCCGAATGACCCTATCGGGCAGGGTAGCCAGACAAACCCCGTGCCGGCCGCGCCCGCCCCGCTGGTGGGCCACATCGAAGACCTGTCCGGTCAGCTGCGCGAATCCTGCACCGCTCTTCAGGACCTGGAGCGGCGCCTGGCGCTGTGATTGCGATGGCGAACACCTTCGGGGCGCGCCTCATTCTCGCCAGGAACGAGAAGGGCCTGAGCCAGTTCACTTTGGCCGAGCGCGCCGACATGGCCCCAACCCAGTTGTCGCGCTACGAAACGGACAAGGTTCGCCCACGCCTTCGCATCGTCAACACGTTGGCGGCGGCGCTTTCTGTCGATCCAGACTGGCTGCTGAACGGCGACGATGACGCTGATCTTGAGCTTGCAGATACAGCGCCCGCGACGCAGTGCAAGCTGCGCATCCCAACGGAAATGCACGGCCGCCTGGTCCAGTTGGCGAGCGCCGCAAACCGCAGCCTCAATGCCGAGATCGTCAGGCGCCTGGCCCAGACCCTGGGCCAGGCGCCTGGCCCAGACCCTGGGCCAGGACTTCGCGGCAGAGCAGCCCGAGGCGCAGCCGGTGCTGGCCGAGATGGCCGGCTACCTGCGGGAGCTGCGCGACATGGCACGGGCGCAGGCTGAGCAATCACGGCTGTCCGCTGCGGCGGCGGCCGATTGAACATGTCCCGGCACAGCGCCGGGGCCATCATGGAAGCGCTCCGAATGGATTCAGTGGGCAGTAGAGCGCGCCCGCAGGCTGAATCCGTTTCCATGATGGTGACGAGAGATGACCACGGGTAGCGTCGTGGCCGTGCCTGGTGCACGGGAGGTACGTAGTCGGCGTGCACTGGGATCTATCTGACCACCCCGGGAAAGTAGCGGGGACCATCAACCAATACCCTGGCCACGGGGTCGCAGAGGCCTCGCAAGCCGCAGCAGGTGGAAGCCCTGCACCTTTTACTCTCCGTTCACATTTGCCCCGCCGTGTGCAGGGTATCGTGGACGCAATCAGTTTCCACGCCGAGCCTGGGCATCCTCCTCCCTCCCTCTCAACTTCCCAGGCACGCCTTCACGGCATCGGCACTTTCCAGCCAGGCCCTGCAGCTTCACAAGTTGCGGGGCCTTTTTGTTTCGTGGGGCCGCTCTCGCGGCATTGGCCCGCCCTGCAGCAATGTGGGGCGGGCGCTTTTTTGGAATCCACCATGAGAACCAGATTCACCCGGCTGCGCGGAGATCGCGGCCAAGCCGCCTATGAGCCGCGCTCTCTTGCCGAATGGAAAGAAGAAGAGCGCCTGCTGGCCGAAGCTGCAGCCCAGCGCCGACAGCAGCAAGCCACCAACCCCACGAATCCGCCTCCTGGCGGATTTGTCGTTTCAGGAGAGCCCAAATGCAACGAGTGACCCCCACTGAGTTCTTCAACCCTGACCCGGATGCGCGCTTTCTGCGCCAGGCGTCCCGCCCTGGCCCTGTGGTCGAGCCGGGCCCGGCGCCCACGCCCGGCCTCTGGCTGCTGCTGTGCTTGGCCGTGGTCGTGGCCCTGGCGCTCAGCGCCTGCGCCGATGCCGGTGCTGCCCAGGAGCCCGTGGCCAGCGCAGCGGACGTGCAGCGCGCGCACAGCGCTGCCCAGGCCTGCCCACCCGGTCATGCCGTGGTCTGGAACGGCCCGCAATCCATGGAATGCCTCCGTGAGCTGCCATGACCAAACTCCTCGGCTTTTTCCTCTGGTCGGCCTTCTCGGCTGCCAGCCTTGTCGCTGCGGCCGCCATCTCCGGAGCACCCCTTTTCTGAACCTGGAGCACCAGCTCATGAGCCAATCCACAGACCCCATCGAAGGCGTGCGCGTCACCCACGAGATCACGTCCAACCACCACGCCCATGCCATGACGCACGTGGCCGAGCCCATCCTCGAAATCCTGAGCGATTACGGCCAGCGCAATGGCAACACGGTCGCCCTCTACGGCGGCCTGTATGCCCTGGGCTGCGCCCTGGCCAGCATCGGCGCGAACCTGGAGCCCGGCGTGGATCTGCGTCAGCAGCTCGAACCGATGCTCGCCGGCTACCAGGCGATGCGCGAGTCCCAGGCGAAGGCACAGGCCCACTGATCGCCATGCCGAATCCCGAGAAGCTCAACCTCACGCAGATCTGCGAGGAGTTCGCGCCCGTCTTCAAGCTCAGCGCAGAAGGGCTGGCTTTCCTGCGAGTGCCCCATGAAATCGAACGTCGCGCTGTACTACTGCGGAAGACTCAGCTGGTCATTCTGACCGACGCCCTAATCGATTTCCTCTATGTGAAGCGCGAGGAATTCCTGGCCGGGCCCACGCCGCGCGTGCCTGCGATCCCCGCCCCCACCATCCAGCACCTGCCGGCCGACGACACCGAAGGCGGCGCGATATAGCCGACCCTCCCCTGCTCTCCCTCAAAGCCCACCACCTGGTGGGCATTTTTTTGCCTCAACCAGATAGGAGCATCCCGTGAGCAAGCTCATCAATCCCACCCTCAAATCCAGGCGCCAGGCCTTCGCCGACTTCCTGGCAAACAGCGCGCCCTTCCTGGGCGAGGAAGCCACCGAGGCCCTGAACGACCTGGTGCACGCCACCACGGAAACGGGCAAAGCCGGCTCGCTCACCTTGACCATCAAGATGAAGCCGATCGGTGGCAAGGCCGGCCAGATGGAGCTGGACACCGATGTGAAGACCAAGCTGCCCGCGCCCACGAAGGGCCGAACCATCCTCTTCACCACCCCCGACAACAACCTGCAGCGCAGCGATCCACGCCAGCAAACGCTGGACGGCGTGCGCGACGTGTCGCAGGAATCCATTGCCCAGAAGGAGCTGCGCCAAACCGCCGCAGCCCCTGAGCAGCAGCCCGGCCTGCGCGTCGTCGGCTGACTCCCATTCCCTCAACCCAGTCCCTCAAGGAGAACCCCGTGGACCTGCAAGACACCAAGACCGAAACCGCCAGCCGTGAAATCCAGGCAGCCAGCCATCAAGCCGT